CGCGATCTGGCCGTATGCGCTGGTGCTGACGGTCCTGGATTGGTGGCGGAACCGCTGACATGACCTTGGGCCAGAAGCAGCGCAGGTTCACGCGCATGGTGGCCCAGCTGATCGAGTACGCCTACGCCGCCGGCTTTGAGCTGACGTTCGGGGAAGCGTACCGGACGCCGCAGCAGGCGCAGTGGAACGCGGAGCAAGGCATCGGAATTGCGAATTCGCTTCACTGCGATCGCCTGGCGGTGGACTTCAACCTGTTCCGCGACGGCGTGTACCTGACCGAGACCGAGGACCATCGCCCGCTCGGCGAGTTCTGGGAATCGATCGGCGGTTCCTGGGGCGGCCGGTTCGGCGATGGCGGGCATTACAGCCTGGCGTATGGAGGCCGGAAGTGACGGATCTGGACCCGACCTGCGTGAAGCCGACCAAGATCGAGCGGGCTCGGGCCGCGGTGCTGGACCGGGCCGTCAGCACGATGGTCCTGGCCTGGGCCTGCTGGCTCATCACCTGGGTTGCGCAGCGGATGTTCGAGGACCCGGGCGCCCTGACCACCCTGCACGCGGTCAACGCTCTGGCGCTGATCGTCGGCATTCTCGCCACGGCCGTCGGCCTGTGGAAGTGGGAACGGAGTCGCCGGGCGTGATTGCGCGCCTCGGGACCAAGCTGCTCGGCCTGTCCGGCCCCGTGCTGGCATGGGCGGCTGTAGCGGCCGGCACGGTGATCGTCGGCCTGTTTGTGCTCGTGGCGGTGCAGGCACGGACGATCCAGTCAAAGAGCGAAGACATCGGGCAGGCGAAGGCGCACACCCGCGCAGCGATTCAGGCCGCGGTGAACAACGAGCAGGCGGTGCTGGACGTGACGGCCCGCCTGCGGGCGTGCGTGGCGGACCGCAAGGCGAGCGTCGAGGCAGAGCGCAAGGCGAACGCCGCCCTTGAGCGGCGTCAGGCAGAGATCGACCAAGCAACGGACGACGAACGGGGCGAACGGGATGAAATCTATTCGAGCGATCAGGACTGCGACGCATGGCGTCGGGCTCTGGTTTGCGATGGCATTGCTGACCGGCTGCGCTTCCACGCCGCCCGCTCCCTCGGTGCGGATCGTGGAGGTGCCGGTCCCGGTGCAGACAAACGTGCCGGCGGCCCGGACTGAGCGTCTCTGGATGCCCGAATACCCGAATCGACCGCTGACGAACGGCGACCTCGAAGACCGCATCCTCCGCTTGGAGGAGATCGTGGCGCGGTGCAACGCCGACCGACAGTGGATCCGAGACAGGGAGCGCAGCCAGTGAGCAACGGCGCAGAGAAGTTTCACATTGACAAGTCGATCAGCTACGGGCACATCATCACGACTTTGACCCTCGTCGTCGCCCTCATCGGCGGGCTGATCACGACCGACCGTCGCATCGAGGACAACCGCGACGAGATCGAGAAGAACAGCCTGCGGATCGCGGCCTCCGAGGCGCGCGTTCAGCGTGAAGTGGATCGCCAAGCGGCAGATCGACAGCAGATGCAATCACAAATGCAGCGCATCGAGGACAAGCTCGACCGCGTGATCGAGAACCGTTGAGATGGCACGCCCGACAAAATACAGCGCATCCATGCAGAAGCGCGCTGACGAGTACGTCGACGGCGGCTACGAGGAGTGCGGGGATGCTGTGCCGAGCGTTGCGGGAATAGCCTGCGAGCTGGGCGTCAACCGATCCACGATGTACGAGTGGGCTGAAAAGCATCCAGCGTTTTCCGACACGTTAACGCGATGTGAACAGCGACAGGAGCGCGTGGCCCTTGCCGGCGGGATGCTGGGTAAGTTCAATCCTGCGATCACAAAGCTGCTGTTGGCGAACCACGGCTACAGCGAAAAGCAGTCGCTCGAACACAGCGGCCCCAACGGTGGACCCATGCAGGTGAGCACTATTCAGATCGTGGCAGGCGGTGACGACGGCCAGGATTGAAGTCCCGCCGAAATTGCTGCCGGTATTCAGCCCGAAACGCGGGGAGGTCCAGTACCGGGCAGCCTACGGAGGGCGCGGGTCCGGCAAGTCGTTCACGTTCGCCAAGATGGCGGCGATCTGGGGCTACGCGGAGCCGATTCGCGTTCTCTGCACCCGCGAGTATCAGGTCAGCATCAAGGAATCGTTTCACGCGGAACTGAAAGCCGCCATCGCTTCCGAGCCGTGGCTGTCGGACTTCTACGACGTGGGTGTCGACTACCTGCGCGGCCCGAATGGGACGGAGTTCCTGTTCCGGGGGCTTCGGCACAACATTCAGAACATCAAGTCGCTCGCCAAGATTGACCTGACGATCGTCGAGGAAGCCGAGGACGTTCCGGAGCATTCCTGGATCGCGCTCGAGGCAACGGTGCTCCGGCAGCCGAAGGCTGAAATCTGGGCGATCTGGAACCCGTGCGACGAGGGAAGCCCGGTCGACAAGCGGTTCCGCTCGAACCCGGTCGACCAATCCGTCGTGGCCGAGGTCAACTACGACGATAACCCGTGGTTCCCCGAGGGGCTGGAAAAGCTCAGGAAGCGCGACCTCGAGCGGCTGGACCCGAACACCTACGCCCACATATGGGACGGCGCCTATCTCGTCAACTCCGACGCGCAGGTGCTGGCCGGGAAGTGGCGGGTGGCGGAGTTCGAGCCGGGCGGCGACTGGTCGGGGCCGTATCACGGTCTTGACTTCGGGTTCAGCCAGGATCCGACCGCAGCGACGAAGTGCTGGATTCACGGCGACACGCTCTACGTCGAACGCGAGGCCGGCGGGGTCGGGATTGAGATCGCCGACACGCCGAGCGTGCTGAAACGCGGTATTCCCGGTATCGAGCGATTCGAGGTCCTGGCCGACAACAGCCGACCGGAGACCATATCGCACCTTGCGAACAACGGCATCCCGCGCTGCAAGGCGGCCAAGAAGTGGCCCGGCAGCGTCGAGGACGGCGTGGCGCACCTCCGGGGATACCGGGAGATCGTCATCCATCCGCGGTGCAAGCAGACGGCCCGAGAGGCCCGGCTGTACAGCTACAAGGTCGACGCGAAGTCCGGGCAGGTGCTCACCGACATCGTCGACTCGCACAACCACTACATCGATTCCATCCGATACGGACTGCAGCCCATGATCCGCAAGCGCGACACGAAAGCCCGCACGACCGCGGTCCGAGGCGGCTACTGATGTCCGTCAGCACGCAGCACCCGGACTACATCCGGATGAAGGACGACTGGCGCCTGTGCCGGGACGCTTTCAAGGGCGAGACCAAGGTCAAGAGCCGAGGCGTGACCTACCTGCCGAAGCCGAGCGGGTTCCTTGCCCAGGGCGACAACGGCGAAGCGGCCTACAACGCCTACAAGCTCCGCGCGCAGTTTCCCGAGATCATGGCGCCGACTGTCCGTGGTCTGGTCGGGACGATCCACGGCGCGGATTGGGAGATCGAGCTCCCCGAGACGATGCAGTACCTGTTCGAGCGCGCCACGCCGGACGGTCAGACGCTGGAGGTGTTCGCCCGCCGGATTACGGCACAGATTCTGATGTCCGGGCGTTTCGGCGTGCTGGCAGACATCCCGATCGACGGCGAGCTGCCGTACCTGGCCTCCTACTGCGCCGAGACGATCATCAACTGGGACGAGGATTCGAGCCTGTTCGTGCTCGACGAGTCGGACTATTTCCGGGACGGCTTCGTCTGGGTCTACGAGGACCGCTGGCGCGTTCTGGAGATGGAAGATGGCGTCTACGTCCAGAAGCTCTACAAGAGCGGAGGGCAGCCCGGGGAAGAAATCCAGCCGTCGGCCCGCGGCGGTCAGACGCTCGACGAGATCCCGTTCGTCGTGATCGGTTCGACCGACCTGACGCCGGAACCCGAGGAGCCGCCCCTGATCGGCGTCGCCCGTGCTGCGCTGGCCTACTACCGGCTCGATGCGGACTACCGGCACCAGCTGTTCAACTCCGGCCAGGAGACGCTGTTCGTCATCAACGCCGATCCGCCCGAGTACGTCGGCGCCGGGGTGGTACACAAGCTGGAAGGTGCGGAGGGCATAGAAGTCGACGCCAAGTACGTCGGTCCGTCCGGTCGGACGATCGAGGCGCACAAGGCCGCACGAATGGACGAACTGGGCCGTGCCGCCGATGCCGGCGCGCGCCTGTTCGCAGAGGACGGCGGGGCGAATGAGTCTGGCGACGCCCGGCGCCTGCGGTACTCCAGCGAGACCGCGAACCTGAAGACGATCGCGCAGTCTTCTGCTGCGGGTCTGGAGCGTGCCCTGCGCTACTGCGCTCGCCTGATCGGAGCCAACGAGGCCGAAGTCATGGTCCGGGCGCCGACGAAGATGCTCGAGCCCGTCATGACCGGCCGCGAGGCTCTGGAGCTTGTCCAGGCGTGGCAGGCCGGCGGGTTCAGCTTCACCACGCTCCACGAGAACCTGAAACGCGGCCAGCTGATCCCCATGGATCGCGAGGCCGAGGACGAGCTGCGTCTGATGGACGTGGCCGATTTCAGCGCCGAGGGAGACCTCGACGCACCATGAAGGCGGAATGCCGCTGGCGGAATGCCGGTTACCCATCGATCGAGCGGAATGCTCGGAGGCTAGAACATGACCCTGAAAACCACCGTTGAATCCTTGGAGGGAATCTCCGAGGCACTGCACGAGTTCTACGAACAGACCGACAACGGCTTCGTTCTGAAGGTCGACGGCATCGACGAGCATCCGGACGTGTCCGCGCTCAAGAACGCCTATCAGGCCGAAAAGACGAAGCGCAAGTCCGCCGAGTCCAAGCTGAAGGACTACCCGGACGACTTCGACCTCGAAGCCTGGAACAAGGCCAAGAGCGGCAAGTCGGACGGCGAGGAGGTCATCAAGCTGCGGAAGCAGTTCGAGGACCGCATCGGCGAGCTGGAGAGCGAGAACGAAGCCCTGAAGGGTGAAAAGTTCAAGCTCACGGTCTCCGGGCAGCTGGACAAGCTGCTCAACGAAGTCGGCGTCCGTCCCGAGCTGCACGAGGCTGCACAGCTGATGCTGCAGCGGGACATCCAGGTCAAGGACGGCAAGGCCGTCGTCGATACGGACATGGGCCCGATGGAACTCTCCGACTACGTCAAGAAGTGGTCGCAGAAGCAGGGCGCAGCATTCATCACGCCGGCCAGTGGCGGCGGCGCAGGTGGCGGAAAGGGCACCGACAAGAAGGTCACTCTCGACCAGTTCCGGGACATGGGCAGCGATGCCCGGACCGAGCTGTTCCGGAGCGACCCCGAGCATTTCAAAGAACTTTCCGACCAACTCAAGAGGTAATCAGCAATGGCACTTGTCCAGATTTCGGACGTTTACGTCCCGGAGGTTTACGCCTCCTACATGAACCAGGACGGTCCGGAAAAGACCGCCCTGTTCGAAGCCGGCATCGCCGTGCGCAACCCGGTCATCGACCAGCTGTTCTCGAACGGCGGCCGCGTGGCCGAGATCCCGTTCTGGAACGACCTGGACGCGTCCGACGAGCCGAACTACTCGACCGACGCCACGGGCGACACCGCGACCCCGGCGAAGATCGGCACGCACACGCAGATCGCGCGCATCGCGAACATCAACCAGGCGTACTCGAGCGCCGACCTGGCCGCCGAGCTGGCGGGCTCCGACCCGATGGTTCGCATCCGGAATCGCTTCTCGCGGTACTGGCAGCGCAACCTGCAGCGCCGGGTGATCGCTTCCCTTGAAGGCGTGATCGCAGACAACGTGGCGAACGACTCCGGCGACATGGTGAACGACATCTCCGGCTCGACCAACGGCGACGTTTCGGCGTCGACGAAGTTCAGCCGGGCCGCCTTCACCACGGCCGCGTTCACGTCGGGCGACCACTTCGACAACTACACCGCGGTCGGCGTGCATTCCACCGTCTACAAGACGATGGTCGACAACGACGACATCGACTTCATCCCGGACTCGGAAGGTCGCCTGACCATCCCGACCTTCATGGGTCGCCGGGTGATCGTCGACGACGGCCTGCCGTTCACGCCTGCCGGCGGCTCGGGTGCGTCGGACTCGGCTCCGCTGTACACCTCGTTCCTGTTCGCCGAGAGCCTGATCGGCTACGGCGAGGGTCCGGTGCGCACGCCGGTCGAGATCGAGCGCGAGGCGCTGCAGGGCAACGGCGGCGGCGTCGAGACGCTGGTCGAGCGTATGTCCTGGGCGATCCACCCGTTCGGTACGGCGTTCCAGTCGGCGACGCTGACCAACGGGCAGGCCACTTTGGCTCAGCTCCGTCTGGCGGCCAACTGGGACCGCGTGGTCCCGGATCGGAAGTCCATCCCGTTCGCAGCTCTCATCACGAACGGCTAAGGCAGCACGAGGCCCCGCCCAAGCGGTGGGGCCTCTCTCTGGAGGCTGATATGTCCGACTGGACACCGAAGCAGCACATCGAACACCAGCAGCTGATGTCGCGCATGGAGCGCGAGCGCATCGACCAGGCCGAGCAAGCCAAGCGGGCCGCAAAGCGCGAGGACGACCAGCTGCAGTCCGGCGGCGACCTGAATCCCGCCAACAGCGCGCACCCGAACGCAGGGAAGCGCAAGAAGAAGGTTCGCCGGAAGAAGAAGGTGTCGTCGTGAAGTACGGCGACAAGCGGAAGAAGAAGGGCAAGCGCAAGAAGAGGAAGTCCCGATGAAACGCTATGCACCGAGGCAGTCCCGCCTGTACCGGACCTGGTACGCGCGCCAGATCCAGAAGCAGCGGCGGGCCGCGTAAATGACGCTCACCGTCGAGGACGGCTCCGGAGTGACCGGTGCCGACGCCTATATTTCGCTGGCCGATGCCGAGGCGCTGTACCTTGCCCGCCAGGGCGAGGCATGGTCCGGCGACGATACGGCGAAGGAAGCAGCCATCCG